TCAATGCGGATTTAGCAAAAAAATATAATATAAAATACAAAGAGATAGCTTTCAAGTCAGATAGAGATATTGTAATGCAGTTTATTCAAAAGGGTGTTGATACTGCTAGGACTTCTTTGTATGCATTTAGTTGCCCCAAAAATGGTTCAAATAAAGGAGGTTTGTACAACACGTATAACTATAACGAAGGGGAAAAAGAAAAAGACGCTGTGTTTAAATTGATTGAATATTGGGGGAATGATATAGTCAGGCATATTGTAAAACCAGACGGAAGAAATGATGCAAAAATATATTGGAAAAAAATTAGAGATAAACAAGAGACTTTGTTTTAATGCCAAAAAGGAAATACATTAAAAAGCCTTTTCCGAGGAAAGGTGTTGATTGGAAAAAAATTAAGAGAGAAAAGGAAAAAACAAAAGAAAGTTTAAACATATGCAAGACCCAAGCCATTTACCTTGCCCATTGTGCGGAAAGCCTGATAAAACCAAAGAAGATATAATAAATGAAGAAGTTGACCAGGCTATAAATAATCTAAAATTTTTAAATCTAGGGTTTTCACTTTCATATTATATGACAGACCTAGAGCGAAAAGTGTATTTTTTTTATCAAATACGAAAAAATAGCTTTAAAGAGATAGCAAAAATCCTTTCTAAAAAAGAAGGAACGCTTAGACAAGCCTGGAATCGCTGTAAATCACGTGGTGATAAGGTTTTAGAAGATTCTGTAGACGCAAAAGTTACTATTCCTCCTTATATATAGAGGGGCATTTATGCCTTACTCGTGATTAAATAATGAAAATAAGCACGAAAGACAGAAAAAATAATGCCTTTGCATGATGTAAAATGCCTCAGATGTGATCACATCCAAGAGGTTTTTTATTTAGTTAATGAAAAACCTAAAGTTATGAAGTGCGAAAAATGCAAAAGTGAGAAAACAAAATACTTGATTGGAAAACCAGCCATCAAGTTTGGTGGAGATATTTGGGAAAAGCAAATGGAACAAGAAGCAAGTGATAATGGTTGGTAAGCAAAGTAGAGAAAAGATTCAACAGGAGAAATAATGATATATTTAAAAAGAAAAGATGGCTCTGTTTTTGGCAAAGTGAACCCCAGTAAAGAACAAATTGCAAATTATAAAAAAGATGGTTGCGTAGTTTGTGATGAGTCCGGCAAGTCTATTAAAAGTAAATCAAAGAAAAAAGATAAATAATTGCCATCATTTAATCCACCTAAATCTGTACAATCAGCAGCCAAGCGTTCTTTAGAAATGCGTAGAAGTTTGCCTAAAAGCAGAAAAGGTGGAACTGCAGTAGGAGTTGCTAGAGCTGGACAACTTGCTGGAGGCAGGTCGGTTAGCCTTGATACTATTAAAAGAATGGTAAGTTTTTTTGCAAGGCACGAAGTTGATAAAAAAGCAACTGGTTTTAGAAGAGGTGAAAAGGGTTATCCCTCGAGGGGAAAAGTTGCTTGGGAATTATGGGGTGGCGACGCGGGAAGGTCTTGGGCTAATTCGATATGGAAGCGAGAACGTGCCAAAAAAGAAAAGTAAGATACCCAAAAGTTATTTAAGTGGGGTAAGAGGTAAGAAAAGAAAAGATTTAGAAAGTGTTTTAAGAAAAATAAGCACTTTATATAAAGCAGGAAAAAAAGTTCCTAAAAGTTTATTAGATAAAAGAATAAAACTTGGCAGTAAAAAGAAAACCACTAAATAAAGCAACTGTAAAAACACTTAGAGAAAAATCAAAAAAATCTAAGAATTTTACATATTCAGATTTAGTTGCTGTTTATCGTAGAGGGCAAGGTGCTTATTTGAGTTCAGGTTCAAGGCCTGGAGTTTCAATGGCAGCTTGGAGTATGGCTAGAGTAAATTCTTTTATTGGAGGATCAAGGAAACACGATACTGATATTAGAAAAAAAGCAATGAAAAGGAAAAGATAATGCCAAAAGGAAAAGGAACATACGGATCAAAAATAGGTCGCCCAAAGAAAAAGAAAATGGGTAAGAAGAAAAAGAAAAAGTAGTTGTTTGATACTTGCCCAATTAAAAAAAGAATGTGCGCTTTTTGTGGATACGATAAAGAAAAACTTTTACGATGTGGGTTTGCTACTCCAGAAAATAGAATTGTTTACATGCAAAAGTGCCCTCTAGATGCAAAAAAACGTAAAAGAAGATAAAAAGGTTGCTCTAAATTGTGAATTGGTGGGAATTAAAAACCTTAAAATGACTCACAATTGGCGTATTGAATTTGATGTGTATGAAATTGATAATGATAAAGTCAAGCAATTAATGGATATAATCGATAAGCCAGTTGTAATTGGCATTATAGAAAACGGATAAACAGGAACGATTCAGGAACAATGCCATTTGAAAAAGGTAAAAGCGGAAACCCTCAAACCCAATGGAAAAAAGGGCAATCAGGTAACCCAAACGGCAGGCGTAATGCTGCAAAAGATATTCTTAATGAATTATTAGATACTGAAATTGAAGATAGAAGTCAGAAAGAAAGGCTCTTATCAAAGCTAATTCAAATGGGAATGCGTGGCGATTTAGGTGCCATAAAAGAAGTGTTAGATAGAACCGAGGGAAAAAGTAAAGAGCATATTGTTACTGAAGAATTTAAACCACTTAGAGTTTTAGAGTTTGGTGATGATATACTTGATGAAAAGTAAAGGGTTTATAAACTCTTTTTAAAGGGTTATATATAAATATAAATAAAAAGATAAATATAAATGAATGGACATTTACCTAACAAAAGAAAGAAAAGAGATACTAAGTCACCCAGCCAGGTTCAAAGTAATTACGGCAGGGCGAAGGTTCGGAAAGTCAGTCCTGGGACTAGCGTTTCTTCTGAAAGGGCAAATGTTGCAGGGCGAGAATCGCTGGTACATATCACCAACTTACAGGCAAGGCAAGATAACAGTTTGGCCAACACTAAAGCAAATTATGAGGAAAAGGGGCTGGAAGATAAACGAAACAGAGCTCAGTTGTACTCAGTCAGGTGTTACGATTGCGATTAAGGGTTCAGATTCAAGCGACAGCCTTAGAGGTGCAGAATTGAGCAGGTGTGTTTTAGATGAATATGCTTATCAAAAGCCAGGGGTGTTTGAAGAAGTTATCTATCCGATGCTTACAACCACGCAAGGAAAAGCCCTGTTGATTGGCACTCCTGATGGATTTAGTAATAATAACTTCTATGACTACTTTATAAGGGGGCAAGGTAAGGATAAAGATTGGAAATCTTGGCAGTATAAAACTGTTGATGGTGGTTTTGTAAGTGAAGAAGAATTAGAACTAGCTAAATCAAATCTTGATGAGAAAGCATATCGTCAAGAGTTTATGGCCAGTTTTGAAACAGCTGCTAATAGAGCAGCATGGGCTTTTGATAGAGAAGATAACGTAAAAGTTGCTGATGAGTTAAGCACATACAAAGTAATTGGTATTGATTTTAATGTTGATTATATGAGTGCTGTATTGGCATGTGTGTATGGTGACGGGACTATACATTATTACGATGAAATAAGACAGCAAAATTCTAACACTGAAATGATATGTAGAGAAATGAAAGAGAAGTGGGCAGGAGTCAAAGAAATATATCCAGACCCAGCAGGGAGTGCTAGAAGTACAACGAGCCATCGTTCAGACCATCAAATTATCAAAGACAATGGTTATGTTGTTTATGCAAAAAAGAACCACCCTTCCCACAGGGATAGATTAAATGCCCTCAATAGAAAATTAAAGGATGCGAATGGTCAAGTAAGAATGACTGTTGACCCAAAGTGTAAATATTTAATAAAAGATTTAGAGCAAGTTCAGAGAGATCGCAATGGTGGCATCGACAAAAGCAATATAGATTTAACGCATAGTCTTGATGCAGCAACTTATTTGATCGAATACAAATGGCCAATAGTTCAACGAATAGCAACTTCAATTCAATGGTGAAAGAACTATGATAGTAGATAATAAAGATTTAGTAAGAAGTAAATTAAAAGAATTCTTGTCTGATATAACTCATGAAAACATTGAGGATCGCTACAGATTCTTATCTTATTATGAAGGTATGGCTCATCAAATGGAGAATGATTTAACAAAGTATTTTCCAATAAAGAGTTTAGAAGTGCCACTTATCGTACAAAACATTACATCTAAATTAATTAATGCTAGAGCTATTGCTTATAAAAATACCCCAAGTAGAAGCAACGAAGCATATCTAGAAAATGTTACTAACCTTGACCAATCAATGCTTACTGCTGAAAGGCTTACATATTTATTAGGTTCGCATTTAATTAAAAGCAGATACAATGAAGAAACAAAAAAGATTGAATATGACCAAATAATAGAGTTTGAGCCATTGTTTGAACCTAGAAGCAGAACACCTTTTGGTTATTTATACCCAATTTATAATCACGGACAAACAAGAAATGATAAAGTCATATATGCTTACTGGTCAGAAACAGAACATTTTTTAGTAGATCAAAACGGAAATATTGAATCAGTTAATGAAGAAAATGTAAACCCATATGGGGTTTTGCCTTTTACTGTTTGCCATAGACACCCATATACAACAGACTTTATGCGTAATGGTGCAACTGATATTGTTAATGCAAATTTGATGATTAATTTATTAATGACAGAGCTTGGTTTGGCTATGCGATTACAAGCTCTTGGCCAACCAGTAATATCTGGTGTAGATCAAATGAATCAAGTTGCTTTAGGTGTTGATAAACCTATGATTCTTCCAGAAGGGGCTTCATTCAACTTTGTTTCACCAGGTGGAAACTTATCACAATATATAGACTCTATTCGTTTTTATGTTGATTCAGTAGCTTATAATAATAATTTAAAAGTAAAGTGGTCTGTTGGCAGGGAATCATTCGTAAGTGGTGAGGCACTTAAAATGGCGGAAATAGATTTAACTGAAGCAGTTATGGGTGATTACCAAATGATTTGGCGTGACGCAGAGAATAAAAGATTTAAAACCGATAGAAGAATATTAGAAGTACATGGTATTAATATACCAGATGAATTTAGTGTTGATTTCTCAGAACCTAGATTCCCATTGACAGCTAAAGAAGAACGAGATCAATGGACTTGGGAATGGGGCAATGATCTATCTAAGCCAAAAGATTGGTTAAGAAAATATAATCCAGATATGACTGAAGAAGAAATTAATGAGATGGTAGCAGAAATGCAACCTGAAGCTGAAACACCAGCACCATCACTTAGAGAGATATTAGGCAGTTAATGGCTTATAGTTCAGAAAGATTTGCAAATAAATATGAAGAAGCCTTAAATAGGATAGCGTCTTTGTACAGCAGTTCTATTGCATCTGGTGTAAATACAAATGATATATTAGTTGCTATCGGAAATATTGACTTTAAAGATTTATTTGAGAACCAACTCGGTTTTAATACAGAACTTGAAAACGTAGCTAACTCATATTTAGATGCGTTAAGAAATATGGATGGCTTTGCTGACGTAGATGAAACAATATTGAGGTCTTTAGTTCAAAGTGATTTAAATATATATCGTTCAAAATTTAATGATACTTATGTACATATGAAAAGTCTGTTCACTGAATCAGTAATTAACGGACTACCAAGAGAAGCGTTTGTAGATCAATTAACTAAAGGGCAGTTCGGTGTTTTATCTAAATTTCAAGCTGAATCACTTTATACTGATTCGCTTCAAAAGTTTAATAGAAGCGTAATAAAGCAAATGGCAAAAAACGCACCTGCTGATTTATTGTATGTATTTAATGGACCGATTGATACTAGAACTTCTAATACGTGTATGCAAATATTAGCAGCTGGACCAATGACATTATC